TCTATGACTACACTAACTACAGGGTTGGAAAGATGCTAATGACCGAAGCCCTCGAGGACTTGAACCCAGTGGAGTGCGATGGGCTAGACTGGGATGACCTAACTGACGAAGACGAAGACGATGGAGCTATCTTTTAGTGATCACCCAATCCTCCCGTCCCCAAGTGACGAGGAGATTATCTACCTAGCGGAGAATGACCCAAAGCTGCTAGAGCAGCTCTACCTTGCTCAC